GAGCGGAAAAGCGCGCCGAGGTCGGGCGGGACGCGCGTCCACGGGCGCGCCACAATGAAAGAACAGCTGCCAGGGGGGCCAAAAACGGGGCGAAAATGACGCCTTTTTTTGATGCCTTTTCCGGGGAGATGGGCGGAGGATTCACGGATGAAGGAAGCAGATGTGAAGACCGTCGTCGAGGTTGCCGAAAGACTGCCGGCAGGTGCCGGGACATCGGGGAAAAAGCCGGGCGGAGGTCAGAAAAAGAAGGCGAAGGGACGGGCAAAGGCGCGGAGCGGAAGCGAAAAGCTGACGCCGGCGGCGCTTTACCGGAAAATGATCGCCTTCGGCAAGGTCTACCAGGTCGAAAAGGAGCAGGATTTCATCGAGGCGGCGCGGATCTACGCGGAGGAGGCCGCGCTGATCGACCAGATGCGGGACAAGATCGCGGAGGACGGCCTGACGGTGGAGAAGACATACAAGACCGGATCCGTCGAGGTGGCGCACCCGCTGCTTTCGGAGCTTCCGCGGCACGTGGAAAGCGCCAACAAATGCCTGGCGACGATCGGGAACATGATCGGAGAGCGGGGCGCGAGAGTGGAAAAGGCCGCGCGTGACCTGGACGCCTTCCGGCTGCATTAAACGGCGGGGTGGTCGGGGCGTGAAACTGAATGTGATCCCGGAAGAAGAACAGGAACGCCGGAAATTAGAAAAATTGTCAAACCAACTTGCGCAGCAGGAGAAGAGGACAAGAAAAGAAAGGCAGAACAACAACGCCATCACGGAATACTGGGAGGAGATCCAGAGCGGCGGGGTGGTGGTCAGCAAGTGGATCCGGCAGCTGTATGACGTGATCCTGTGCGGGATCGCGGAGGGGCGCTGGTTCTATGACGACCGGCTGGCCCAGAACGCGATACGGTTCATCCAAAGATTCTGCCATCACTACAAGGGCATGCTGGCGCCGCGGCGGATCCAGCTGGCGCTGTGGCAGCGGGCGGCCATCAGCCTGATATTCGGCATCGTGGACGCATCCGGGAAACGCCAGTTCGACCAGGTGTTCTGGGTTTGCGGACGGAAGCAGGGCAAGACGATCATTGCGGCGGCCATCGCTACCTACATGAGCTACGCGGCCGGGGAATTCGGTTCCGAAATCTATTTCCTGGCGCCGAAGCTGGACCAGGCGGACCTTTGCTATTCCGCGCTGGAATTCAACGTCCACGCGGAGCCGGAACTGGACGCCATCACCCGGAGTACCAAATACCGGGGCCTGATGATCAACGAGACGAACACGATGGTCAAAAAGCTGGCATTCACAAGCAAGAAGAGTGACGGCTATTCACCAATGTTCTACTGCGCCGACGAGGTGGCCGCGTGGCCCGGAATCAACGGCCTGCGCCAGTGGGAGGTCATGGCATCCGGCACAGGCGCGAGAAAGGAACCGCTGGGCCTGGCGATCTCTTCCGGGGGATACGAAAACGAAGGCCTGTTCGACGAGCTGATGAAGCGGTCCACGGCGTTCCTGATGGGAAACAGCCGGGAGCAGCACATCCTGCCGATCATCTACATGGTGGACGATCCGGAGAAATGGAACGACCTCACGGAGCTGAGGAAAAGCCTGCCGGGCCTGGGGGAGAGCGTAAGCGAGGAATTCATCCGCAAGGAGATCGAAACGGCGGAGGAATCCATCAGCAAGGCCACGGAATTCAGGGTCAAATACGCAAACCTGAAGCAGAACCTGTCGACCGCCTGGATGCGGGCGGAGGACATCAACAAGGCATTCGGATACAACATGCCGCTGGAAGCGATAGCCGGGCATTATGTGGTCGGCGGCATCGATTTATCGCAGAGTGTGGACCTGACCAGCGCCTGCATCGTCTGCGAGGTGGACGGGATCCTGTGGGTGCATTCTCACTTCTGGCTGCCGAACAAGCGGCTGGAAGAGGCGACAACGCGGGACAATATCCCGTATGAGGCCTATATCAAAAAGGGATTCCTGAGCCTGTCCGGAGAGGAATTCATCAACAACGACGACGTGCTGATCTGGTTCATGGACCTGGTAAAGAAATACAAGATCTATCCGCTGATCATCGGGTACGACCGGTGGAGCGCGCAGGAACTGGTGCAGAAGCTGAACAAAAAGTCATTCCACACGGACAGCGTGACGCAGGGCTTCAACCTTTCCAGCGTGGCGGATATTTTCGAGGGGATGCTGCGGGAAGGCAGGATCCGGGACATGGACGACAACGACCTGCTGAAGATCCACATGGCGGACAGCGCCCAGCAGATGGAGAGCAACACGGAGAACGCGCACCCGCGGAAAAAGCTGGTCAAAATCAGCAAATACGCGCATGTGGACGGCATGGCGGCACTGCTGGACGCCATGGCGATGCGGCAGTTCAAATGGGCAGAGATGGGGCAGAGGTTACAGAACTTGAACAAGAGGGGAAAGAGCGATGGGACTGTTTGACAGAATATTCGGGAAGAAGGAACAGCAGGCGAGCGCGAAAGCGCAGCATATCTTCCAGATGCTGGACGGATACACGCCGGCGTTCCGCACATGGAACGGTTCCATTTTTGAAAGCGACCTGATCCGGGCGGCGCTGGACGCGCACGGACGCCACGCGGCGAAGCTGCAGGTGAATATCCAGGGGAACGCAAACGAAGCGCTGAAGAACAAGATGAAGCTGCGGCCGAACGAGTTCCAGAGCTGGAGCCAGTTCCAGTACCGCACGGCGGTGGTGCTGTACGCGCGGAACACGGCTTTCATGGTGCCGGTGCGGGGCACATACGGGGAGACGACAGGGATTATCGGCATCCTGCCGATGAGCTGGGAACTGGTGGAATATAACGGGGACATATACATCCGGTTCATCCTGAGGAACAACAAGCGGGCGGCCTGCAAGCTGTCGGAGGTCGGGATCCTGACGCGGTACCAGTACCGCAGCGAACTGTTCGGGGAGAGCAACGAGGCGCTGAAGCCAATGCTGGACCTGATCGAGATGCAGCGGCAGGGGATCCAGGAAGGCATCAAAAACGGCGCCAGCTACCGGTTCAGCGCGCAAAGCGACAACTGGGCCAGCGATGAGGACCTGGCAAGCGAAATGGACCGGTTCAACCGGTTCACATTCCAGAACAGGAAGACCAGCGGCGGCATGATCCTGTTCCCGAACACGTATACGAACGTCCAGCAGCTGAAACAGGAGGCGTACAAGGTAGACGCCGACCAGATGAAGCTGATCAAGGAGAGCGTTTACGACTATTTCGCGGTAAACGAAGAGATCATCCAGAACCAGGCTTTCGGCGACAAGTGGCTGGCGTTCTACGAGGGGGCGGTCGAGTGGCTGGCCATCCAGATGAGCGACGTCATCACGCGGATGCTGTACAACGAGCGGGAACAGCAGTACGGAAACAAGGTATTTTTCACCAGCAACCGGCTGCAGTATATGAGCAACGCGGACAAGATGAGCGCGGTCAGCCAGCTGGCGGACCGGGGCCTGGCCACGCGGAACGAACTGCGGGAGATCCTGAACCTGGCGCCGCTGCCGGAACCATACGGCGGGCAGATCCCGGCGCGGGGTGAGTATTACGACATTACGGACCCGCCGGATGACAAGGCGGGCGGGGATCCTGACGACGGGGAGAATAATTAAGGATCCGTCGGCTTCGGAACGGCAACGGAACGGCGGGGACGGCCCTTTTGCGTTCCGCTGGCGCGTAACGAAAAGAGCCGTCCCCTTGTTCCTGAGTTCGCTCGGGATGACACAAAAGACGCCAGGGATGACATACGGAAGACAGGAGGAAAAAAACATGCCGATGAAGGTAAACGAGAGGGAATACCGGGATATAGACCTCAGCAATATTGAGTTCCGGAAGCTGGAGGACGGCACGGACGTGGTCGAGGGATACGCCACGACGTGGGATGAATACCTGCTTTGGGACGACGGGGACTACAGGCTGTATGAGAAATTCGACAGGCACGCCTTTGACCAGTGCGACCTGAGCGACATCATCATGCAGCTGAACCATGAGGGCCGGGTGTACGCCAGGGGAAGCAACAAGACGCTGATCGTGGAGCCGGACGAAAAGGGCCTGAGGATCAGCGCGTACCTGGGCGGGACCGAAGAGGGCCGGAAGCTGCTGGAGGAGATCCGCGGGGGATACCTGACAAAGATGAGCCACGGATTCCGGGCCGGGAAGAGGAAGCGGACCGTGATCGAAGACCGGGAAAACAACCGGGTGGACGTCCATGTGACGGTGCTGGAGGTCATTAAGGAATACGATGTTTCAGCCGTTTCGCTGCCAGCCAACGAAGCGACGAGCATATCCGCACGGAACCAATGCGAAGGAGTTATCGCGGAGGTTAAGGAGGAGCGCCTTGCCATGGAGGCACGGAAGCGGAAACAACACCAGATTGCCATAACGGCAGAATCATTTTAACGGAGGGAAAAACCATGTACAAAACCATGCAGGAAATTGAAACCCGCAAAGCCGCCATCCTCGAAGAGATGGAAAAGGACGGCGCGGACCTGGACGCCATGAAGGCTGAGATGGAAGAGCTGCGCAAGAACGCGGAGCAGATCCAGGAAGCCGCGAAGCAGGCGGAGGAAACCAGGAAGGCGATCGCGGCCGGCGCCGCCGGCATCGTGATGGGCCACTTCGGCGCCGAAGAGGAGAAGAAGGACCAGAAGGAAGTCCGCAACAGCCGCGAGTACATCGAGGCCTACGCGAACTATATCAAGACCGGCAACCCGATGGAATGCCGCACCGTGCTGCTTTCCAAGAACGCGCCGGCCGACGGCCAGCTGCCGGTTCCGGACATGCTGGAAGGCATCATCAAAACCGCCTGGGAAAAGAACGAATTCCTGAGCCGGATCAAAAAGACCGCTTTCCGCGGAAACCTGCGCGTTCCGTTTGAACTGAGCGCGACCGGCGCCTGGAAGCACGTGGAAGGAACAACGGGCCTGACCGAAGAGGAAATCACCATCGGCATCGTGACCCTGACGCCCCACAACATCAAGAAGCTGGTGCGCTTCACGGATGAGTGCATGGCGATGGGCGGCGAAGCCTTCATCAACTACATTTATTCCGAAGTCGCGTACCGCGTGCTGAACGAGCTGGTGAAAGAGATCATCGACTATATCGACGACCTGGGCACCAGCAACACCTCCACCGCGATCGGCATCCCGAAGGTCAAGGTGGCGCCCGGCGTCATGACGCTGGAGAACGCGGCCACCAACCTGAGCGAGGAAGCCACCGACCTGTGCGTCGTGCTGAACCGCCTGAGCGAACAGGCGTTCAACACCGCCTACGCCGGCGCGAACTTCGCCATCAATCCCTGGGCGGGCATGACCAGGATCTACACCACCGCGCTGCCGGCCTACTCCAGCGCCAGCGAAAACGACATGTACGCGCTCGTGGGCGACCTGAAGGCCATCCAGGCGAACTATCCGGAAGGCGAGGGCGTCATCATCAAGTGGGACGACCTGAGCCAGGCGGAGGATGACCTGGTGAAGGTTGTCGGACGGCAGTATGCCGGTTTCGGTGTCACCGCTCCCGGGTGCCTGGTCAAGCTGACCAAACCCGGCACCTGATCAGGGGGCTTTCCGGTCGCCCCCTGAAACCCCTTCGGGGAATGCTTTTCAAGGGGCGACGGAGCATCCGATGAAAGTCAGACTTTTAAAGGACTGCAAGGAAGGCAAGGCGGGGGAAATCGTGAAGGTTTCACCGGAACGCTTTGCTTTCCTGCTTTCCATTGACGCCGCGGAGACGGTGAAGGGAACCGAGGAGCGGGTGAAAACACCGGCGGAAACGGCAGGCAAACCCGCGGAAAAGGCGGAGGAAAAACGGCCGGCAAGACCGGCGAAAAGGAAGTAAAGGAAGCATGAAAACACTGGTGGCGGTGCCGACGGTGGACTATGTGAGCGCGGAGTTCACAAAGGACATCGGGAGGCTGGAAAAGAGACTGGCAAGAGAAGGCGCGGACTTCGACGTGCAGATCATGGGCGGGACGCTAGTATATGTGGCCAGGGAACGGCTCGCGGGTCGCGCGATCAGGGACGAGTTTACCCATGTTTTGTGGATTGACAGCGACATGACATTCGAGCCGGGCATCCTGGAGGACCTGCTTTTCTGCGGGAAGGACATGGTGTGCGGGGCGTTTGTCGGGCGGCGGCCGC